AAGAACAGCAAAAAGCAGCCTACGAAGCACAAGCTGCTAACCCACAGCAAGCCGCTAATCCACAGCAATTAAATTCTGGAGCTCCACAACCGCCAGACCCTAAAGCCGAAAAATGGGCTTCAGAAAATTCTTGGTTTGGCGAAGACTACACAATGACTTTTGCTACCTTCGGTTTACATAAACAATTGGTGGAAGAAGAAAAATTTGACCCACGCTCAGATGAATACTATGATGAGTTAAACAAACGAATTAAAAGTGAGTTCGCTCATAAGTTTGGAAAAGAAAAAAACGAGACCAGCAAAAGAACCGCTCAGAATGTTGCTAGTGTCTCGCGAGGAAGCAAATCTGGGCGCAGCAATAAGGTTAGACTCACCCCAAGCCAAGTAACAATTGCTAAAAAATTGGGTGTGCCACTAGAAGAATACGCTAAATACGTGAAGGAGTAGGTGAATATATGACTGAAAATACTAAAGAATCAAAAAGTTCTGCAGAAGATTTAAAGGCAATTCAACGTTCTTCTCGCGCTAAAACAACTAGGAATGCTACGACCAGGCGTAAGCCGTGGCGTCCATCGTCAAATTTAGATGCACCCCTTGCACCAGAAGGGTATAGTCATCGTTGGATTCGGGCCGAAGTTAGAGGACACGAAGATAAGTCTAATATTTCAGCACGTATGCGAGAAGGTTATGAACTTGTTCGCAAAGATGAATACCCAGATTTTGAAGCTCCTGTAGTTGATACAGGGAAACATGAGGGCGTATTTGGAGTAGGCGGATTACTTCTTGCGCGTATACCGTTAGAAACAGTAAAAGAAAGAACTGATTACTTTAAAAAGAGGCATTCAGATCAATTAGAAGCTGTAGACCACGATATGATGCGAGAGAATGCTCACTCTACGATGGCAATCAATAAACCTGATCGTCAATCTAGGGTAACTTTTGGTGGTCCACGTAAATAACGTAGACCGAATTTTATTTTAACTAGGAGATTAAACAAATGGCAAATCAAGAAACTGCCTATGGTCTTCGCCCAGTTGGCCTTGTTGGCGGCGGAGTTAATTCTACCGGTACTACCGAGTATGAGATTGCTTCCGACAACACTGATGCTATATTTCAATATGGAATAGTAGTCCCACTTGCGGCAGGTGTAATTACCTTTGCCGGCGCTACAAGCGGTGGAACTACTCAAGCATTAGGCGTGCTTACGGGCGTTCATTACCATGATTCCGTCAAGAAAAAGCCTGTTTGGCTTAATTATTGGCCGGGTTCTGGAAGCGTAAGCGTGGATACTAATTATCCAGTAAAAGCGTTTGTTGCTGACAACCCAAACCAACTCTTCCAAGTTGCTACCGATGCTAGTATTACCAGTAGAGCCACTGCTCTAACTGCTGTATTTGCAAACGCAACACTTGGTACTTCTGCCCGTACAGGTTCAACTGATACGGGGCGTTCTAACTCAGCATTAAGTGTATCTTCAATCGCAACTACGGCAACTTTGCCATTGCGTGTTGTAGGTATAGTAGATGATGAAGCAAATAGTGATTTTACTGCAGCGGGTATTCCGTTATTAGTAAGACTAGGAGCTCATTTTAATGCGTCAACCCGTCGTTTTGATTCGCAGACTACTGCGGATACAACCGGCATTTAAAGGGGATTATTGAATGGCTATTTCGAGAGCACAATTAGCGAAAGAGCTCGAACCCGGTTTAAATGCTTTATTCGGGCTAGAGTACGACAGATATGAAAAAGAGCACGCTCAAATCTTCGATGAAGAATCTTCTGATCGAGCGTTTGAAGAAGAAACAATGCTATCAGGCTTTGGAACCGCACCGGTTAAAGCTGAAGGTAGTGCAATTTCTTTTGATGATGCGCAGGAAACATTTACTGCACGTTATACGCATGAAACTATTGCGTTAGCGTTCTCAATTACAGAAGAAGCAATCGAGGATAACTTATATGACCGTTTAGCTGCACGTTACACACGCGCACTAGCACGATCTATGAGTCAATCGAAGCAAATTAAAGCTGCTTCTATATTGAACAATGCTTTTTCTACAACCAATCCGGTTGGTGACGGCGCAGCACTTTGCTCCTCATCACACCCATCTATCAGCGGAAATCAAAGAAATCTATTGTCTACGGCTTCAGATTTAAACGAAACTTCGCTTGAGCAGATGTTGATTGATATTGCAGGTTTAACCGATGAACGCGGTCTTAAAATTGCAGTTCGAGGAATGAAGTTAATTATTCCTAAAGAACTACAATTTGTTGCAGAACGTGTAATTGCTTCAAACTTGCGACCGGGTTCAGCAGATAACGATGTAAACGCAGTAAATTCTATGGGTATGATCCCAGAGGGAGCGGTAGTTAACCACTTCTTGACAGATACTGATGCGTTTTTCATTAAAACTGATGCACCAAATGGTTTTAAATTATTCCAAAGAACCCCTATTCGCACAGCGATGGAAGGCGACTTTGATACTGGAAATTCTCGCTTTAAAGCAAGAGAACGTTACAGTTTCGGAGTATCTGACTGGCGTGCTGTATTTGGGACTCCTGGAGCTTAATTTAAGCTTATGTTACAAAAGAGGGGCAGCTTTTAGCTGCCCTTTCTTTTTTGTAGGATCTGCTATAAACTAAGAAAGAATGTTTTTTCTAGGAACAATAGAACTTACCGACTGACCTAGCAGACTCGCCAAGACGGTAAGGGAATTAAGGGGACTTAATTATGGCAAATACAACGTTTAATGGACCGGTCCGGTCCGAGAATGGTTTTAAAACTATTGATGTAACAGCAGCAACGGGAGCCATCACTGATGGTTTAGTAATTAATGCAGACGGTAATATCTTTACAGATGCTGGTGGACATACACAATATGTTGCAGCTACTGGATATGGACCCGCTGATTTAATTGTAGGTAAAGGCGGAAGCCAATATGGTACTGTTGACCCGTATGCTGAAAGCGCAACTCAATTATTTCCATTAGGTGCTACACTTGTTTACGGTAACAATGTTTATCGCTATGTTGAAATTGGTGGCACAGCAGTAACTGCTGGTAAACTTTTGCAACACGCAGCAGTTGTTTCCGATCATGCAAATATGACAGCAACCGCAGCAGTAGCCGCAGGCGAAACAGCAATATCTGTAGAAACTGGTGGAACTGACTTAACACTTAACCAATATGCTGAAGGTTACCTTTGGGTAAACGATGTTAATGGGGAAGGTCAAATGCTTCGAGTAAAATCTAATCCAGCACACGACCATTCTGCAGACCCTTCGGTAGTCATTACTTGTTACGATGATCTTAAAACTGCACTAACAACAAGTTCACAGTTATCTCTAATAGAAAATCCAAACACTAACCTTATTGTTGCACCAGCGGCAGAAACAGGTGCGTTAATAGGAGCTACTGTAGTTGACATGACTGCTGACTATTATGGTTGGGCAGTAATAAAAGGACCAGCAGCACTTCTTACAGTAGGTACTTTGGTTGTAGGTAACGCAGCAGTTCGTTCAGGTGGTACAGCAGGTGGGGTAGCTCCAGCAACAGACAATGTGTTGATGGAAGTTGGTGATGTAATGGCCGTTTCGGCTAACACTGAGTATTCTTTAATTAACATGAATCTTGGGTAAGGAGTGAATTATGGCTGGTTCAGATGTAAAAGCAGTACACGTTACCGCCGACACTCAAGCTTTAGATGCTGATGGAATTTCTGCAGCAGCGGCAGTTGGTAATAACGCAGCACTTACTATAGGTGGTGCGTTAGCCTCTGGCGGTTCTTGTACTTTTGACGCGGGTAGAGTAGTTACTATTCTTTCGGCTGGGAACGATGCTGCTAAATCCTTTACTGTTACGGGAACTGATGTCAATGGTGATAGTCAAACAGAATCTATTACAGGCGCTAATGCAGGCACTGCTACAGGTTCCAAATACTTTAAAACAATATCGGGTATTTCAGCCGTAGGTAATCCAGCAGGTAATGTTTCAGCCGGGGTTAACGCTTCTGCTGCAGACGTAGTTTTTGCTGGCAGGGCTAGATTTCAAGGAATTAACCTTGTTTGTACTGCTACGGCAGGTGTGCTAGATTTTTTAACTTCATCGCCTACAGGCACTTCTTTATATAAAGTAGGAACGGTGGCTAGTGCTACCGTAACTAGAGATTTAACTGTACCGGACGAAGGTATGGTTTTTTCTAGCGGTATTTATGTACAGTACACAGTTTCTACGTTTAACACTATGACGGTATTTCATGCTTAAAGGTTAAGGTACATTATGAGCCACATTTCTTCTTATACGGGATTAGAAAAAGAAATTTGCGACGAAATTAAATCTTGGTCGAAATATGCTTTGGAAGCCCCTAATGAAGAATGTGGCAATTTACCGGTTTGTGCTTATGCAAAACAATCTTGGAAGGATAAAAAAGTTGGTTTTTCTTTTAAGTATTGTCCGGGGTATCAACCGTTATATACGTTAATATCTACTTTTGACAATTGTTTAGATGTAGCCGTGTTAGTTGATTTAAGTTACGAAAATGATGCAGAAAAATTTCATCAATATTTAGTTGATTTAAACGAAGCTATTTCAAATGGTTTTTTTATACAAAAAGATATTTGGGTTATGGGCTTTCATCCAGATGACGATGCAAACGAAATCATAGATGACGGAACTTTTGAACCTTTGATTGAAACTGAGTATGCTATGGTATTTATACAAAAATTAACAAAGTTACAGAAGGCCGCAAAAAAGTTAAAAAAAACAGGCTATTATAAACATTATTTTGGAGATGACGATACTCCACATGTGTTTGAATTGAGAGAACATTTTTACAACAAACTTACGCAGGAGAATGCACGATGAACAGAAGTAGCGTTAATTTAGGTAACGGAGCGGTTAAAAAAACCGGCGTTAGAAAAAGAATGGCTGGCGGTGGTATGGTTAAAAAAACTGGCGTTAGAAAGTTCCGGGGCGGTGGTTTAGTTAAAAAAATGGGCGTTAAGAAAAGAATGGCCGGCGGCGGAATGGTTAAAAAAACTGGCGTTAAGAAAAGAATGGCCGGCGGCGGAATGGTTAAAAAAACTGGCGTTAAAAAATTCCGTGGGGGTGGAATGGCAAAAAAGCCCGGTAAAGATCAAGTAGGTCTCAAAAAACTGCCTAAAGAAGTACGTAATAAAATGGGGTATATGGCTGGCGGCGGAATGGTTAAAAAAACCGGCGTTAAGAAAATGGCTATTGGCGGCATAGTTGCTGGGGCTGGAAGAGCTATTAGTAAAAAAATTGGCGAAAAAGGACTTAAAAAGTTAAGTGCTGCCGAAGAAATGCTTAAAGATTTAGGTAAAGGCGCAGCTAAAGCAGCTAAAGCAAATACACGTAAAGGCCGACCACCTAAAAGTAAAATGGCAAAAATTAAAAGCCGAGTTAACATAGGTGCAGCAGCTCCCCTTGAGGCGGCAGCTTACACAGCAGGTGGTTATGCGCTTGGTGCTTCGGGCAAGAAAGAAAAGAAAAAGAACGTTTAAATGGCCACTTCATCTTCTTCTAATTTTGAACTAGACGTAGCAAGCTACGTAGAAGAAGCTTTTGAGCGATGTGGCTTAGAGGTTCGTACAGGTTATGACCTGAAATCAGCCAAACGTTCGTTAAACTTAATGTTAGCTGATTGGGCTAACCGTGGTTTAAATCAATGGACGGTAGAACAAACGTCTATCACGTTAGCTTCTAATGTAGCTAATTATCCAGGCGGTACACTTTCTATGACAGTAGGGACTGTTAACGCTTTTACTGTGGGTGAAACTATTACAGGTGTAACCAGTGGTGCTACCGCTTCAATAACAAGTGCTACTTCTGCTACTGTTTTTGCTATAACCATACCTTCAGGGACATTTGTTGCGGGTGAAACTATTGCAGGTGAAACAAGTGATGCTGCTACAACTGTAACTTCTGCAGTAGATTTAAGTACCGTTCAAAAAACCATTGATATTTTATCGGTAGTAATTACTCGCGATGGCACAGATTACGGGTTAACTCGTTTAAGCCGTAGCGAATATTTAAACATACCTAATAAAACACAAACCGGTAGACCTTCTCAATTTTTCTTAGACAGGCAAATATCGCCCACATTAAAGCTTTGGCCAGTATCTGAAAATAACACAGACATTGTTAAGTTTGACCGTTTAGTGCGTATGGACGATGCAGACGACTACACTAATACGCTTGAGATACCGTTTCGTTTTTATCCTTGTTTAGCAGCAGGTTTAGCTTATTACTTAGCTATAAAACGTGCGCCACAACGAATAGAACTTTTAAAAGCTATTTACGAAGAAGAATTTAACAGAGCGATGGAAGAAGACAGAGATAGAGCTTCGTTAAGAATAACACCTAGTTTTAGTTATTACGGTGGTTAATCGTGGCTAAATACGCAATCGGAAAAAAAGCTTACGGAATATCAGATCGTTCTGGTTTTCGTTATCCTTTAAAACGAATGAAAAAAGAATGGACTGGAATGTTGGTAGGTTTTGACGAGTTTGAACAAAAACACCCGCAATTAAAGCCCGTACGTAAGTTTTCTGACCCACAAGCGTTAAAAGACCCAAGACCCGACAGGGTAGAACCTGTTGTTACTTACGTAGCTACACCGGTCTTGTCAGAAAAAACATTTACACCAATAAGGGCTTTTACTGTTATTGGTCAAGTTACGGTGGTTACAGCATGAGCTTTACATTAGCAACATTAAAAACAGCAATACAAAATTACACAGAAAACGATGAAGTTACATTTGTTGCAAATTTGGATGTTTTTATAAAAAACACCGAAGAAAGAATATTAAAAAATAATCATTTAAGTGTTTTTAGAAAAAATGCTACTGGAACAATGACGGCTGCTAATCAGTATTTAAACAGTCCTAGTGATTTTTTAGCCCCGTTTTCGCTTTCTATTACCTCCAGTAGCGTAAAAACTTTTTTAGATTTTAAAGATGTTAATTTTATACAAACTTTTGGTCCAGACAGCACTGCTACGGGAGTGCCCCGTTATTATGCACAGTTTAATGTAAGTACGTTTGTTATAGGCCCTACTCCAGACAGCAACTATACTTCTGAGCTTCACTATTATTACCGTCCGGTTAGCTTAACTGCGGGCTCTGATAGTGGGACTACGTGGCTAAGTATAAACGCTACGCAAGCAATGCTGTACGGTTCTCTTATAGAAGCGTATACTTTTATGAAAGGCGAACCGGATGTTCTTCAAGAGTACGAAAAACGATTTGCAGAGGCTATGATTTCCATTAAAATGTTAGGGGAATCTAGGGAAACAACAGATGAATACAGAACGGGACAAGTAATAAGAGACAAACAATAGGAATTTATATGTTTAGTGTTGAAGTAAAAGCAAATGTAAATGGTGTAAATGTTCATACTACTGAAAACAGAGGATTTACGCCTGAAGAAATTGCGGCTAGAGCGGTAGAAAAAATAGTTTCAATTTCTGACGAAGTTGATCCAATGGTAAAAGCTCAAGCCGAAGCTTTTAAAAGTAAAGTTTACCATGTTATTGTATTAGCATGTAAAGATGCAATAAATAGCGACAGAACCACTATGTGTAATCTTTTTTCACAACAAGGCCATAAAGATATGGCTGATATTTTAAGGAGTCTATAATGGCTATAACGCAAGCTATGTGTACCTCGTTTAAAAGCGAACTGCTTCAAGGTATACACAATTTTCACAACGGTTCGGGTGGTGGGACTACAACTACTACAGGTAGTGGTAATACCTATAAAATTGCACTTTACACAAGTAGTGCAACTATGTCAGCTTCTACAACTGCTTATGCTACAACAAATGAAGTTTCAGGAACAAACTACACCGCCGCTGGAAATACACTAACTAATGTTGATCCGACTGCAAGTGGTACTACTGCTTTAACAGATTTTGCAGATACAACATGGTCTACCGCTACGATAACCGCAAGAGGAGCTTTAATATACAACTCTTCAGCCGCGGCCGGTACAGCAGGTAGAGCCGTTGCAGTTTTAGATTTTGGCGGGGATAAAACATCAACTGCGGGGGATTTTACAGTACAGTTCCCTGCCGCCGATGCTAGTAATGCTATAATCCGTATTGCTTAGGAAGTTAGATGGCTACCGGTTGGGGTAGAAGTACCTGGGGTGACGATAAGTGGGGGGTTACCTCCGCTATATTCGGCGTAACAGGTGTAGCCGGAACTTCTGCATTAGGTGCAGAAACAGTAACGGCTGATGCAAATGTAGGAGTAACACAATCAACGTTAACCTCTACATTAGGTAACGCTATAACAGCCGGAGCCGCAGTAACTGGGGTTACGGCTAGTGCAAACGTAGGAACGCTTGGAGATGAGTCTGTAAGCGCAGGGGCCACGGTTAGTCCTACAGGAGTAGCCGGAACAGGGGGTGTTGGAACGCTAGGAACTATATCTAATAACAATTTAGATGTAACGTTAGCAGCAGCAACATCTGGTTTAGGAACGGTAACACCTGAAGCAAATGCTGATGTATCGGTAACAAGCATATTAGCAACAGGCGGTATAGGATTTGTTAATGTTTGGAGTTTAGTAGATACTACACAGACACCAAGTTGGTCTGAAGAAACTTCATCTCAAACACCAAATTGGACAGACGTAGCAGCATAGAGGAAATATTATGGCAAGTACATATGTAAACGATTTACGGTTAGAGGAAATTGCAACAGGGGAACAATCGGGAACTTGGGGTGCAACTACTAATACTAACTTAGAACTTATAGCAGAAGGCTTGAGTTATGGCACAGAAGGTATAACCACTAATGCCAATACACACACTTCTACCGTAGCGGATGGTGCAACGGACCCGGCCCGTTCTATGTATATTGAATATACAGGCACACTAGATTCAGCTTGTACCATTACAATCGCACCTAACACAATTAATAGAATGCACTTTATCGAGAACGGAACAAGTGGTTCGCAAAATATTATTATTTCACAAGGTACTGGTGCTAACGTAACCATACTCCCTGGTGATACCAAAGCAGTTTACCTAGATGGCGCGGGTAGTGGAGCAGCAGTTGTTGATGCTTTTGCTAGTCTTAGCGTAGTAGATTTAAGGGTAGATGATGACTTAACAGTTACAGATGATGCCTCAGTAGGTGGTGATTTAACTGTAACTGGAACTGTTAATACTGCTGGAATAACTGGTCCTAAAACAAACTTTGTAGGCAGTATGCTTATCAGCAACGATGCGGGTACAGGAACACTAGATGCAGCTTCTAACAACACAGGTTTTGGTAATGAAGTATTTGATGATCTTACAAGCGGTGATAATAATACCGCTATGGGTGCTGGAGCAGTAGATAAAGTAACAACTGGATCAGGAAACACAGCAATTGGACCTGATGCTTTAGGTGCTATTACTACACAATCAAACAATACCGCAGTTGGCTTAGATGCACTTAAAGCTAATACCGCAGCAGACAATACAGCGGTTGGTTCTGGTGCTTTAACAGCTAATACTACAGGAACAAATAATACAGCAGTGGGTTTTGCTGCTCTTGATGCAAACACCACCGCTAATAACAATTCCGCATTTGGAGATAATTCACTTGGGGGTAATACGACAGGTGCTGGTAATACAGCGATGGGTGCTGATTCTTTAGTAGCTAATACAACAGGAGCTAACAATACCGCAATCGGCTTAGATACTTTAAAAGCAAACACCACAGCAGACGACAATACCGCAGTTGGTAAAAATGCTTTAGCTGCAAACACCACAGGAAATAATCTTGTTGCAGTAGGAAGTGGTGCGTTAGATGCCAATACTACCGCAGCTAATAATGTCGGAATCGGTGTTAATGCTTTAGGTGTGAATACAACAGGTGCAAATAATACATCAGTTGGTACAAATTCTCTTGATGCTAATACAACAGGTGCAAGTAATACTGCATTAGGCTATAGAGCTTTAAGTGCTAATACCACAGCTAGTGACAACACCGCAGTTGGTAAAGATGCTTTGTTAGCAAACACCACAGGTGCTGAAAATGTTGCCGTGGGTGGTTTAGCATTAGATGCTAACACTACTGCTAGTGGTAATTCTGCATTAGGTTATGCTTCCTTAACAGCTAATACAACAGGTGCAGCAAATACAGCCGTAGGTCAATCTGCTCTACAAGCAAACACCACAGCTAGTAATAATACAGCAATTGGTAAGTCTGCTATGTCTGCAAACACCACAGGTGCTGATAACGTAGCGGTTGGTGCAAACTCTTTACAGCCCAATACCACAGGCGCAAGTAATACAGCTTTAGGTAAGGGAGCATTGGCATCCAACACTACAGCATCTAACAACACAGCAGTTGGTAAAGAAGCTTTAGTATCAAACACGACAGGAACTGAAAATAATGCTTTTGGTGCTTTAGCTGGAGATGCAATAACAACTGGAAGCTATAACACGCTTATTGGTAATAGTGCTGGTACAGCATTAACAACTGGCGATACAAACCTAGCAATCGGAAATGC